TACCTATACGGCGGCTCCTCCAGAATGGCAAAAGTGGGAGCAAAAGACTGGATTCACAATTCAGCAAGCAGAAGAAAAGATTGGCATTTCTGATCTCTTATTTTTGGCGTATAACTCAATGAAGCGCGAGTCTGCCGGCAAGCCGGTTAAGTCTTACGACATTTGGTGTGAAGGCGTTGCAGATATTGGAGCAGGGAACGCAGACCCAAAAGTTACGCCGTCGGAAGTCTCAGCCGAATAGTTGTAGAGCTTGCAATAGCCACAAAAATTCCCATGAGCGAATGGACGACGGCGGAGCAGATTCTTACGGCCTTTGAGATATTGGAGCAGCAACATGGCGGATGACTTTCAAGTTGCTTATGACAAAGCTGACTTGCGTCGTGTTACTGCCGCATTCAAAGCAATGGATGAAAAAGCAGTTGCCCAAGCCAAAGTTGTTAGCGGCGGCTTAGCAACCTACGTCCAAGGTAAAATCGTTCAAGCTGCTTCGGGTCGTCCTAATGATGCGGCCAACAGAATTGCATCCGGCTCACGTGTCTCCAAATCTTCCAAGATTGGAGAATTGTCATTTGGCTTTGTTAGTCAAAAATTCTCAGGCGGTGGCACAACTCAACAGCTTTGGGGCGGCTACGAATTTGGGTCTAACAAGTTTAAGCAATTTCCAATCTGGTCGGGTAGTCAAGGCCGCGGTTCCAAAGGCTGGTTCATATATCCGACTCTGCGAGCCGAGCAGCCAAATATCATCGCCAAGTGGGAAAATGCTTTCACTGAGATATTGAAGGAGTGGTAATGGCCGGACAAAGTAGAACGCTCAAGCTCTCAATTCTGGCTGATGTAGATCAACTCAAAAAGTCGCTCAATACTGCTAACAATGACGTCGAAAGCTCAAGCTCTAAGATTTCAGACTTTGGCAAAAAGGCTGGATTAGCATTTGCAGCCGCCGGCGTAGCTGCTGCTGCCTATGCTGGCAAGCTGCTCATTGATGGCGTTAAATCAGCCATTGCCGATGAAGCTGCACAAGCTAAATTGGCTACAACTCTCAAGAATGTAACAGGTGCAACTGACAATCAAATTGCGGCAACTGAAAAATATATTCTCCAGACATCTTTGGCCAACGGAATCACAGATGACCAATTGCGTCCATCGCTGGAAAGATTGCTTCGCGCTACAAAAGACGTTGCCGAATCACAAAGACTTCAGACTTTAGCTCTCGACATTGCAGCCGGTTCAGGCAAGTCTTTGGAAGCCGTATCTAACGCCCTTGGTAAAGCCTACGAAGGCAATTCAGGCGCATTGGCTAAATTAGGCGTTGGATTATCGGCTGCGCAGCTCAAGACCATGAGCATGGATGATGTCACCAAAGCATTGGCTACAACTTTTGGCGGCCAAGCTGCTGAAAAGGCAGACACATTTGCAGGCAAGATGGATCGTCTCAAAGTGGCATTTGATGAAGGCAAAGAGACAGTCGGCTCATTTGTTCTTGATGCTATAACTCCGATGATCAATACTTTTGTAAATCAAGTCGTGCCAGCAATACAACAATTTGCAGAAGAAATTGGTCCAAAACTCCAACCTGTAATTCAATTCCTTGGAACTTATATCAAAGAAGTATTACTGCCACAATTCAAAGCTGTTTGGGGATTCATCACAGATTTCTTGGTTCCGATATTTTCAGCAATTCTGACGCCGGCTATTGAAGGATTGCGGAGTGCATTCCAAAAGGTTCAAAAAGCCGTGGGAGACAACACTGAAGAATTAAAGCCATTTCTTGATTTTATGAAAAAGGTTGCTGAATTTGCAAGAGATACTTTGGCTCCTATTTTTGGCGGAGCTTTGAAACTAGCTTTCAACGCCATTGGTCTAATTGTCTCTGGTCTTGTCACCGGCTTTGCCAATCTTGTCTCAGGCATCGCAAAAGTCGTCAATGCAGTCAAGGCATTCATCAAACTCATGACAGATAATCCAGTCACACGATTCTTTGGCGGTGGGGATAACTCAAAAGGATTAAGAGTGGGCGGTGCAGATATTGGCGGAGATATGGGCGACCCATTTGGCAGCGGCGCAAGCGGCGGAACGCCAACATTTGGCGGAGGCATTGATCCACGCACAGCCAGCGGCGCACCATTAGAGGCATATTCTCCAGCAATGCAAGCTGCTATTTTAAGGCGCGAAGCTCTTAAAGCTGAGACTGAACGCCTACGCAATGCCAGAGAAGCAGCCGCAGCAGCCCGCGCTGGGGTCACTGGCGGACTTTCAACTGCTGACCGAATCAACATAACAGTCAATGGCGCAATTGATGCAGAGGGAACAGCTCGCACCATTGTGGATACTTTGAACAATTCCTATTTCAGAGGCACAGGCGGCGCAACGAATTTGCAGACAACATGACCGTATTCAATCCAGTCTGGCGTGTGACGATTGGGGGCGTTCAATATCAGACGGCCATTCTTGCCAATCTGACAATCACATCAGGGCGCACCAATATCTATGAGCAAGCCCAAGCCGGATACACCAACATTGAGCTTATCAATTTGGATCAATCGAATGTCATCATTGGAATCAATGATTCGCTGACTATTGAGCTTCAAGATTCCACAGCTACATTCGTTCCAATTTTTGGCGGCTCCGTAGTTGAAGTTGGCATTTCAGTGGCCGAATTGGGAAATGTCGCATACGCCCAGCGCATCAAAATTATCGCCTTGGGTGCATTGGCCAGATTGCCAAAGGCTTTAACTAATGGCGTTTTAACTCAAGACTTTGATGGCGACCAGATTTTTACGATTCTTTCAGAATTGCTTATTCTTTCATGGCAAGAAGTACCAGCTGCATTAACTTGGGCAACCTATAATCCGACGACTCAATGGCAAGATGCTGAAGTTTCAGGACTTGGTGAAATTGATCGCCCAGGCAATTATGAGCTTGCTCAACGCTCATCCAATCGAACAGATGTCTATTCACTGGTGGCAGCTTTAGCCAGTAGCGGTTTAGGTTACATTTATGAGAATCCTCAGGGTCAAATTTCTTACGCAGATTCCACGCATCGCTCGACATATTTGGCAACTAATGGATATGTAAATCTTTCAGCAAATGAGGCTCAAGGCTCTGGGCTAAGTATTCAGCAACGCACCGGCGATGTACGGAACACAATAACGCTCAAATATGGCACAAATTCAACGTCAGAGGTAAGCGCCAATGACCCGGATTCAGTCATTCTTTACGGCCAACTTGCCCAAATCTTTACCACGACAGTGAAACACACAGTTGATGCTCAATATCAGGCCGATTTTTACTTGGAACTTCGCGCTTATCCTCAATACAACTTGAATCAAATTACGTATCAGCTTACAAATCCAGAGCTTGATGATGGCGACAGAGATTCATTAATTAACGTATTCATGGGAATGCCGCTGGCAATTGCAGATTTGCCACTTAATATGTCGGCCGGAAACTACTTGGGATTTGTCGAGGGCTGGACGTTCCAAGCCGGATACAACGAAATCAGTGTTTCGCTCAATCTTTCGCCAATCTCATTCTCGCTTCAAGCCATGAGGTGGAGCGATGTGCCTGTTGTCGAAACATGGAATTCAGTAACACCTACATTAGACTGGGAACACGCGACCCAAGTCGCATAAAGGAGAAAAAATGAGTAACCCAACAACCCCATTTTCGTGGCAAATGCCAACGGCCACAGATTTGGTTACGGATTTGCCCGCAGACTTTGAAGTCTTTGGGCAAGCCGTAGCGACGTCAATGGCGGATTTACTAGGTGGCACAACTGGTCAAGTGTTATCTAAGACAACAAGTGCAGATATGGATTTCACCTGGGTCACAACCGACGACGCAAATGCTATCCAGAACTCAATTATTGATGCAAAAGGTGACATCATCGGTGCAAGTGCCGACAACACTCCAGCCAGACTTCCAGTCGGATCTAACAGCTATGTGCTGACAGCTGATTCAGCTGAAACTTTGGGAATCAAATGGGCTCCCGTTGCAGCTCCAGCTGCCGGATTGACTTTCTTGTCATCTTCATCACCAAGTGCGGCAGCGACTTTGACCATGGATTCAGTCTTTTCAACTACTTATCAAAATTATCTGCTAGTAGGAACATTTACCGGAAGTGCAGACGCTGATGTCACAATTAAGTTTCGAACTGGTGGAGTAGATAACTCAAACAGTTCTTATTCTTATGTTAGCTTATTCAATAACACAACAACTGTTTCACCGGGTGGTTTAACGACTGGAGATACTCAAGGCAAGTTCACAAATTCCGGATCATCTGGAACATCTGTGTTTTCATCAACAATTTTCAATCCATTTGCCTCATTGCACACTGGATACATAACCCAACAGACTCGCTTTATTGGTTCAGGACTTGGACAATGTTCATTCTTTGGCGGTTTCAATGTTGGCACTTCTTTTGACGGATTCAAATTGTCAACGAACACAGGAACATTCACCGGAACTGTCCGACTCTATGGAATAGCGAACTCATAAAATGACAAATACACAGCGCATAGCACAAATTAAAAAAGACAATCCAAAGGCATTTAACAATGTCAATGGTGAGCAAATTGAAATTACAGGCGATGCTTATGAAGCTCTCATTGAGCAATGGGCTGATGCCAAATTGGCAAAAGAAGCTGAGGAAGCTGCTA